AAGTAAGGAGTTGTGTATGTTTTTGCTGTTAGGGAAGTTCCTTTACTTTCCCATTCTGCCCAAACGTCCCCATCTGCACAATGCAGAGGGAACATTTTGTTTAGAGCATCTTTATAATTTTTCCACAGATTCATCGTTTAATTCGGATTTAGAAATTTGAAACTCTACATCAACTTTGTCATACAATTCTAAGAAGGATTGCTTAGTCTCTGCATCGAATCTATTAATGCAAACTTGAATTGACTTCTCTTTGTTTGCAAAGATTTTGTAAGAGTGGATAATGTGAACCAATCTACGAGTACTGATCACTTCATCTATACCACCATCATAGAATGTCTTACGGATGATGTCTGCCCAATCTACAAGTCTCTTACAGAAATCAGGAGCATTTACATTTGCTTTAGCAGCAACACGTTGAAGTATCTTAGTTTCAGTAGCAACTGATGGATACTCTTGCTCGAAAGTAACAGCAAATCTCTCAAGGAATGCTTCGTTCAATACATTAGTACCGATGAATCTACCATCATCACTACCTTTACCCTTTGTATTGGCAGTAGCAATAATATTGAAACCATGGGCGGGACTAACGAATCTACCAATCTTCTTTAAGAAGACTCCCTTTCCTTCGAGGATTGATTGAAGGCAAAGAATCTTGTTGGAAGCCAAGTCAACTTCGTCAAGCAATAGAACCGCACCGCGCTCCAAGGCTTCGATGACTGGACCATTATGCCAAACGGTCTCACCGTTGACAAGACGGAATCCACCAATGAGGTCATCTTCATCTGTCTCAATTGTGATGTTCACACGTATTAACTCTCTATTTAGAGAAGCACATGCTTGTTCAACTGAGAAGGTTTTACCGTTTCCTGAAAGACCAGTGATGAATGTAGGATAGAATATTTTAGATTGAATGATCTTTCTGACATCTGTATAGTTGCCAAAAGGAACATAGTTAGGGTCTTTGTCAGGAACAAGGTTTCTCTCTGCAACAGGAGCAGCAGAAGGTGCTTCGTAAGTCTTCTCAAGTTTCTCTTGAAGAGTTAGATTCCACTTACCTTTACTAACTTTGTATTGTGCAATCTTACGAGTGACAGTAGCATAAGCAATATCGTTCATAGCACAGAATGCACGAACCTCTGGTGTTGTGAACTCGGTACCGAATTGTTTTTTTAATCCGTCGAATGCTTCTTGTTCGGTCATCTTTAATTCAAATGGGGCAGTCATGATAAAGTAATTTGATTTATATTAATATTATAATACATGATACCACCAGTGCAATGTACAGTGGACACTTTATCAACTGGTTACAATAGCATACCTGACATTGAATTAGGTGGTTTCAACGCATTCTCATCAGGTCCACCAGTGTCTTGCATATATGCATTATCTCCAAACATCAAAACATAAGAATGTCTTTCATCCTTTGCATCATAATCAACGTGTGGAGCATGGATCTGATCACTAAAATATATACTGAATGTTCCTGGTTCAGTTGGTGCTTCCGCAACTTTTACCAGTGTATCATCCTCAACAAAGTTTCTAAATTTATTATCTGCTCTTCTTCTCCAATTAGGAACAGCACTTGCATACTCCCTTTCTGTCCAAGTATATTTTCCAGTTTTCTTATTGTAATAGAAACAAGTTTTATTCTTAGGGTTATGTTCAGATAACCAACCATTACAAACTAAAACTCTACCACTACCTTCAAAACTATCACTGTGTGGCCATGCTTGTGCTTTGGTTGCATTAATGATTGAATGATGATAGTAATTAATATATGAAGAAACTGGGGTGTGCCACTTCTCCGTAGATAATGTATCTCTTACCTTTGCAACTAGTGGATCAGGAACTGTACCAGTATAAAAAGGATTAAGTTTACTCATAATATTTGGATATACTGGACAGGATCGGACTACTTCTCTAAACTTATCAAAGTTTTTATAAACATTGCTAAGGATATAGTATCCAAATCCTGGTCCGTATTCATAATATTTTTTATCAATTTCTTCTATAGGATTGACAGCAGATGCTTCTACTAGTTCATCCACACTCCAGATGGTTGCCATAATGTTATATTATATCGTTTTATTTAGGCAACCATTGAGATGAATTCTGAGAGAATCTTTTTGTTCATCTTCTTAGTTTTAAGTGACTTACCAAATGCTCTCTTGATCTGTGCCTTGGTTGCATCTTCTTTAACTTCAAACTCTGTATCATTATTCAAAGCACTTGATGCGATAGCAAACTGTCTGTTGTAACCATATGCATCGAAAGAAACAGCACGACTCTTTCTCCAATCATTTAAGATGTCCTCATATTTGTTAGAGTCATCAAGTCCATCACGAAGGAAAGAGGCAAAGTCACGAGTAGGACAAACACGAATACCAATCAAGTTTACTTCTGGGAATTGATCGTTGATATAGCGGTTGAAACACTTTGTATGACTTCCCCACCAATTTGGAAAGGCATAGGAATGTCCATTCTTACGATTACGAAGAATCACTCTCTCACCAAGACCACGAGTACCCATATGTGATTCATCATCCCAAGGTCTCTTAACAAGAGAATTCATTTTACTGCATTGTGCTTCTCCATCAGTAAGAACAATACAGTGAACTTTCTGAAGTTTGTTCTGCTGTTTGAACTGAGGAATAATTCCATCAAGACATACTAGTGCTTCATTCAAAGGAGTTCCTGATAGTCCAAGGGCATAAGGGTAACTGTATTCTGCAGAATAGAAATTGTGAGAGAATCCAGAAGCAATACGATAAATTAATTTCATCTGTTCATTAAGTTCAGCAGTTCTTACCTTACTAGTAAATAGGTTGAGCATACTGAACTCTTCAGGAATATTGAATTCATTTGTTTTTACCTCATGAACATTTGTCTTATTCTTGATTTCCTCCATAGTACGAGTCCTGAGTTTGTACTCATTAGTAAATGCATAAACATCAAAAGGAATTTGACATTTCTTACAGAACCAAAGGAGATTGTACATCTGCTTCAAAGTTTCTAATAATTGAGATGCCATAGAACCAGACCAATCAAGTACAAATATCAATCCATGATTCTTACCATCTGGAACTACTGTGACTTTTTTGAACACGTCTTCATTAAATTTGTAAGTGTGTAATAAAGCTGTATCGAGAATACCAGTCCGACTAGTAGTAGCACGGGCATATGCGTCAGCAGATTTTTTACACTCGAATTCTTTGACAAGATAACTTACCTCCTTTTGTGCTGATTTTTTAAATTTTGCAAAGTCCTGATCTACAAGTCCAAAAAGGTCGCGGTCAGGATTACGTCTCTGCTCTTCTTCCCAGTAGTCAGTTACTGTCTTGTAAATCTCTTCGTTAGAAATTACAACATTATCAATATTGACTTTAGGTAACTCCATATAGACAGGAGATCTAGTGTCCTGTTTGTTGTTAAGTTCTGAGATATTCTTATTAAAGATGTCATCAGTTCTTACTTCTTGCTCTCCATGGAAACCACCAGTCTTCTCACTTTTAGGTACATTAGATTCTGTCTTTTCATCATTATGATCTTCTTTCTTTGCTTCAACTTCTACGTTTGAGTTAGGTTGTTCTTCTGTAGGTTCCTCATCAGATGATTCTGTAGGAGTAGATCCTCCTTCAAAAGACTCTTCAGATCTATCAGGAGTAGGTAAATCTTTTAATAACTGTTCCTTTTTTTCATTCTCTTCTTTTACAAACTGGAAGATTTCATCAGCAACTTTAAGTGCTTCAGCAAAAGTTTCTGTGTCACTTACTTTCTTAATGAATGGTTTTTCTTCTTCATTGAAAGGAAGAGTAACAAAGTTACCAACCTTGAAATGTAGATTGATACGGTCAATAAAACTATAATTCTTTAAGTTATCTTCACCAAGTTCAAAGAAGTCTTGCTTATGAAGTGATTTGTAACCATTGAAGAATGTTTTAGTAAGACCACCATAACGACGCTTCATCAACTTCTCAACACGGGCATCTTCAGTAATGTTTACATAAGACTGTGGAAGATGTGGATAGGTTATCTTCCACTCTTCTTGTGGAGTGTATAGAGCATGTCCAACCTCATGGGATACTAGTAGATCATATACAATGTCTTCTGCCTTTTCCCAGAGTGGTAAAACAAGGGTACGAGTTTCAACGTTGAATGATGCAGTATCTACTGCACGGTTTTCTACAATAAGGTTTTCTGTTGCTAGGAGTCTTGCAAGATGTCCCTTAACTTCATTAAATGCGTACATAGTGTTCGTTTCGTATATACCTATAATAACGAGAAAACCGCCCCTTGGGACGGTTGAGTAGACACTTTATTAACTGTCCACGTCGCTTTCTTGCTTGACGCAATGCCTGTGGTTTTAGGTGTCGTTTCTTTTCTTTTTTGGAGTGGTGTTGCCAGTTTGGAAGTTTCATTATAGTAGGTGACTGAATCCCTTGATCTTTTCAAATTTAATTGTTGCTGAAAATTTGTCAAGTAGTTCAGTTTTGTGTGAGATGATGAAAATGTTTGCTCCTTTAAGAACGTATCTAATAATTTTCATAAACTCATCTGTACCGAAAGTATCCAGTGAACTGTCAAACACCTCGTCCATGATTAGTAGATTTGTGTTAGTTGAGTTTTTAAATCGTGCTACCTCCCTCCATGTAAAAAGTAGTGCTAAGTCGATCCGCATTTTCTCACCTTCAGAAAATGAAGCGTATGAAAAGTCCTCATGGATAGGAGACTTTACGCTCTCGTTAAATTCCTCGTCAAGGGTGAAATTGATGTAAAAGTCCATCATCTGTAGATACCTATTGATCTGCTGATTAATAAGTGGCAGATACTTTTTGATGATCTTTGTTTTTACACCACCATCCTTAAGAAGGGAATACACGAAGTCATAATCACGTTCTTTAGTTTTTTGTTCTGTTATTTTATTGTAAGAAGACTCTAGATCTTGCTTAAAAGTTTCTAATTTCTCATGTTCAGAATTTTTGTTCTGTAAGTTACTGGTAATAGTTTGAATTTCGTTTCCCAGATTCTTGGATTGTTTATGAATCCCAGATATTCTAATATTATTGTTAGAAATTTCATGTGTGAGTCTAGTTACCTCCTTTGATAGTTCATTAAACTGACGCTCTCTGTTCTCTTCCGTTTTTATGGTTTCCAGTAGATCATCAAGACCATTGGATAACTCATCTAGTTTAGTTTGAGCATCAACAATTCTATTTAATCTAAACTCTTCTTCTATGTCCTGAGTACAGGTTGGGCAAACCGTATTTTCTTTAAAGAACTTGAGGTCAGTGGTTGCGGTTGATACTTTATTAGATACCCGACCTTTCAAAGTACCTAGCTTCTTGAGGTTCGTTGTTGCATTTGATACATCGGTCATTTTGTTAGAAATTGTTAACAATTCTTTATTTTTAACCTCATTGCTTTCTAACAACTCCTCATTCTCAACGACCAATTCCTTAAGAGTATTCTTCTTTTTCTTAATTCTTTCTTGTCCCTGTTCCTCAAGTTCCTTGATAAAGTTTTTCTGCATAGAGATTTTATCAGTAAGATTCTCTTTCTTAAGATCAAGGACTTTAACATTTTCTCTAATACCTCTAAGTTTAGTTTTAACCACTTCATTCATTGAAGAAAAGATTTTAATGTCAAGGATATCTTCAATGACTTCCCTACGTCCTGGTGCATTCAATTGCATAAAAGGAACGAAAGAACTACTACCTAGAATGACTATCTGAGTAAAAGACTTAAAGTTAAGTTTTAAAATATTTTGTTCCAGATACTTTTGTTGATCTACTGCGTTTGCAAGTTGATCTAAACATTTACCGTTCTGGTGTATCTCAAAGACAGAAGGTTTCATTCCCCTTCTGACAAGATACTGTCTACTTCCAATAGAAAACTCAACCTCAACCATACAATCTTTTTCATTAATTGTATTAACTAATTGAGATTTGTAGATCTTTCTGAATGGTTTATTAAAAAGACCGTAACAAAGTGCATCCAAAACAGTGGATTTACCTGCACCATTTGTGCCAATAATTAAGGTAGTATCACTTTTTTGAAAATTTATTTCAGTAAATTGATTTCCAGTAGAGAGAAAGTTTTTCCATTTAATTGTCTGAAACGATATCATAATGAGAAGGAAGGATCACAATGTCATTGGGAGATATAATAGTGTACTTGTAACCATGATGCTCACAAGCTTTTATAGCGGGTTCTTCGTCTATTTCAATTGGTTCTACTTCGGTATCTGCAAAGTCATTTAACATTATAGCATATCTTTGTGCGTCGTCAACCTCTTCAAAAAGAAATAGTATTTTTTTCCCTTGTTTGTCGAAGACACAATAAGCCCCGTTATCGACGGCGGTTTCTTCTTGGTTGACCAAAAGGAACATTTAGGCTATTTCGCATGCTTCATTATATATCTCATTAATAAGTTTCTTCAGGTTAGACTTATCAAAATCACCTTCAGACTCTTCGATATACTTACTAAGAATGGAAATAGTATTTTCAGATTCTTCAATCTGGATGTTTTCAGCATCTATCATCTCAAAGTTTTCAACAACCTTAAGATCATAAACATTTACTGAGAGCAGTTTGTCAATGAACTTTTCAAAATCCTTTTCACTACTCTTCTTTCTAACAATAACTTTAACAATTTTATTTTTATAGTTACTAAAGTTAAAAGTTTGTCTAGGGGTATCCTCATAATAGATGTGCTTATACATCGAAAAGGGATTATTGATAGCAGTGGTTTCTAGGGTATCCAGATCAAGGATATGAAAACCACGATTATCATTTACATCATTCCAATAAATCTCATAAGGGTTACCTAGGTAGTAGACAGTTCCATTATTTGATCTTGTATGAAAATGTCCAGAGAATACCTTATCAAACTTGTTAAGAATGTCAACGTCAATACTACCATGCTCCATAACAACATGATGATTAACTTTAAATCCTTTGAGTTCAAGGTGTCCCATTGCAAGTTTAGATGATGACTTTTTGATACATTCAAAACTTTCTTTTTCGTTTTCTTTATTAACCCAAGGTAAAAATAAAATATCACGACCACCAATACTTACTTCTTGAGGATCTGGATAAATTTTTACATTGTCATACTCTCTTAAAAATAATCCAACACTTGTTAAATCATTTGTATTTTTGTAATAAGCGGTATGGTTACCAACGATCGTATGTACTTCAATTCCCATCTTAGCAAGACGATCATAATAGTTTTTCTTTGCCCAATCAAGTGCCCAGAAATCAATGCCACGGCGATTGTCAAATGTATCACCCATGTCAATGATTGTTGTAATCTTACGTTTCTCTAGTTCTGGAAAGAAAACCTCATTATAAAAATCTAAAAAATAATTATGAAAGGTTTGAGAATTCTTACGAGCACCAAAGTGTTGATCAGTAATTACTGCTACTTTCATTTTAAATAATCCTCAATACTATTTTGAGAACCCCAGAATGACTCTGTACCATAAGAATCCCAGTCAGCAAATTTCCAAGAAGAAAGAATATCTTTAGTTTTGGTATCTAAACCATAAGACAATTGTAGCAAATCATGAGTTGCAAAGCAACCTAGTGAAAGTCTTTCAATGTCTTTAGGATTTTCTTTTTCGATATCTTCAATATCATCTTCAGAACACTGTTTTGCTTTTAAGAACTCTCTTGCTCTTTCTGAAACATCATTCCAGAATGGAGTATCAAAAGCAGATCCCATTTGATAATGATATGCTAAACCTTCTAACCATTCCTTTTCAGAAGAGATAACAGCTTCATTTGCTAATTGTTTAGAACAATCATCATTTACATAGTCACATATGATTGAAGTAATTTGTTCTGTATGAAGACCAGAAAGACTTTGTAGAGGTTCCATAAATCCTGCAGCATTTCCATTTCTAGCATAAACACCATTATCATCAATTAAAAAAGATGCAAACCTAGGTTTCCAAGTAACGTATCTTGCTGTAGAAACATCTTCATCTGGCATCAGTTTTTGTAGTCCTTCTCTTGCTTCTTCTTCTGTGGTAAATTTACTACTAAAAGTATATCCCCAAGTTTGACGATCTCTCAAAGGAATACCAAACATCCAACCATTCTCATGAGCAAAGTGAACAGTATGATTCCATTTACCAGGTTTCATTCTCCTGTAAATAACTGCTGAATCAACAGTAGGGATCTCAGAATCTATGTACTCATCTTTATATAATAAAGGTTCATAACCACTACAATCAACAACAAAATTATAATTACGTCCATTGACAACACATCCACTAGGAAAAGATTTGATGGTGTCTACCTTTTCAGGAATAACTTTAATGTTAGTTCCTTTAAGTTTTTCTACATGTTTTAATGTAAACTGACTTAGAGCACTTGTATCCATATGAACACCATATTGACCACACCCAAAATCATGTACAAATTTATAATTTTTCTTTCCCCAATTAAAAAACTTGACTCCATATTTAATAGTACCCTTTAAATCAGTACTAATCATATCAGTAGTAAATTTTGCCTTTGCAAATATGTGAGGAATATGAGGTGTAGTTGCTTCTCCAATTCCAAAGATGGGAGTATCTGGATCATAGATCCAATCAACCTCAAAATAGTCAAAATTTAATTGATGAGAAAATTGAAGAATCTGAAGAGAACCACCTGTTCCTGTTCCAATTACAGCAATTTTAATTTTTTGAAATTCGGTGTTCATTTTTTCAATCTATACTGTACATTATCTTTAATTGAATTATAATCACTTTTACTGTTGCTCAAAACATTATCATCAACATTGAAAACTTCGTCGTAACCAGTCTTCTCTAGAATCTTATTCTTAATATCCATCTGCTTTTTCTCTTTTTGAATCCGTCTTAGGAAAGCGTAATGAATGATCTGAGTAAAATAAGCAAATGGGTTTGTTGATTTATTTGGATCAAAGTTATTAATATACTGAACACAGTTTTCAATTCCATCAGATATCATATCTTCACGGAACATATAGTTAACGAAGTTTGGTTTATATGACAAGTGTGTTGCTATCTTCAAGAAGCACTCACCAAGATAGTTAGTGATACGAGGTTTCGGTTGCTCGTTCTCTTGTGCTTCTTTTACTTTGTTTTTATAAACAATTAGAGCATGTAAAAGTTCTTTATTGTTTACATAATGTTCAGATCTAGCTTTGGGCATTATTTGCTTTTATCATGAATTTATTATAACACTTTAATCAAAGCTTGACAAGTGTGCTTAATGTATGTACAATAACCTTGTGGAGGTTCAAAGGGATATATTAAGTATCTAATTTAAGTTTTAAACATTTCTCTAGGATCTTTCTAGCATCATCTACTGTGCCGAGAGAACCCATTGTCCTATTGAGTTTTACACCACGTCCGCTCTGCTGTGTAATATCTTGAAAACCTGCCTTGACATATTCTTTGTAGCACTGTACATAATAATTAGTTTCAGGTAATTCAGTCATAGTGATGACATTACTTAGTCTTATAAACAGTGTTTCTTCAAATGAAACCTTTACCCAAGGTTCAAATTTCAAAACATTATGATTTGATCTTGGTGTAATTTCAACTGTAACAGGAGACCCTAGTGCAATAATCGGGTCTTCTTCATTATCATCCGTGAAGATCTCAGAGATAATTTCCTCGCCAGTCGTCAATTTTATAAGTGCGTAATAAGTGTCATCCATTAATTTTTTAAAGTAACGTTTACTATATCATAGTTAAAATTCTCTTCTGAGTAGATCTTAACTCTTTCAATCATATGATTGAGTGTATAATTTTTTCTTGATTTGTAACTGATGTCGTCTGCCAGATCATAAAGTGTTGCCTTGGTTTTGTTATCTCCTTTCCTTAGCACCCTTCCGATCGATTGAAGGTTTCTGATTCTAGACTTGCTAGGAGAAGCAAACACTATATTGTGTAGGTTTTTTATATTGATACCAGTTGAAAATGTACCATAAGAAGCAACTATTATAGCATTGTTTTCTTTCTCTGCAATTGCTCTTACTTCCTCACGATCTTCTACATTTACACCGCCGTAGATGAAGAAGACTTTTTTATTACGTGCACTAGTATTTATTAGTTCGTAAAGTGGCATGCCATGATCCTCCACTCTATTGAAAAGAACTAAAGTATTACCTTTTAGGTCTAATGTCAGGTTTTTAATAAAGTTGTTTCTTTGTTGATGCTTTATAATATACTGGGTTTCTTCTTCAAAGTTCTCAAATCTTCTAGGGGGATGTTTGAGTAGAACAATTTTAATATCTAAGTTGGCAAGATATCCTTTCTCCATCAATTCGTCAGTACGAATAATTTTATAAGAAGGTCCGAAAAGACCTTCTAACACCCACTTATGAGTCTGTGTACCATCAAGAGTTCCTGTAAAACCATAACGATACTTGGCATTTCCAA